TGGGCCTGCCGTTCAAGTGGGGCATTCTTCAAGGCTATGTTCAGCTTCGCATTAAGGGAGGTGACTTGTCTAGAGTAGGCGGTCTTTGCAGAAGGTGAGTAAGGCGTAGTTCGTGTAGTTACTGCAGCCTTCCTAGCTTCATTGGCCAAAGCCTTAAGCTTATTGGAATGATCTGCATACACCTTCTCGATGGGGGTACCAGAAGACAGGGTATGTGCATTGTCAGTCTCAGCAAGCTTCCTAGATGAGATAGTCTTCTTAACTACCTTACCTGCACGATTGACGAACGTATCACCAGTGTTCTCAAAGACCTTCTTACCTGTAGCCTTATTTATAGGGCCACCCTTTGCAGCAGACCTTGCTTTCCTAGTAGGTACTCTGATCTCTGAGGTGGCTCTAGTAACGAGAGTAGAAGCGCCTGCTCTAGTGTTACCTTGATACTTCTCTTTAAGATGGCCAATACCATTGTCAAGAGCAGACTGTTTATAATTAAGGTTATGCTTCTCTGCATCGATGACTACCATTGAATGTCGAACTGCTGCAGCAAGCTCGGTGGTATTCGCACCCCTAATAGTCATGTCTGCAATGAGATTGGTTACGTTACCCATCTCATGTTGTTTCCTACTAGGACTTATCTTTGGCATGCCATCATACGCGGGATAAGAAGATCGAGGATCAAAGTTTTTAAGACCCTCAAGTGCAGGAGAAGTCTTGATCTTTCCTGCATTATTCGGTACAACAAGAACTGTATCACCATCAAAGTCAGCACCAGATAGACGTTCAGCAACCTTGCTATGGATACCAACCGCATCTCGAGCTTGACCTAGAAGCTTCTTAGCTTCGGGGTGATTATTGTTTACTCTTAGTTCTGGTATCTCGAACGGCCCACCATGCGGATAACGAACAAGAACAACTGATTCGCCATTCCTATAGTTAGGTGCATAGATCTCTGTCTGCTTCATGCTATTAATAGGAAGGATAACGTGTGATGCTTGACGTGGTAGAGCAGCAGCCTTTAGATGAACAGCAGCTGAGTCAGCATCGTCAGCATAAGACTCAAGAAGCTTCTTACGAACAGCTGGATTAGTGAGACTCATAATCTCATCCAAATCAGCTTTCCGCTTCTCATAAGTCATATCGAGTTGTGTCTTCGCAAGCTTTGGACTTTGCTTAGACAAGAATTGAGAAGACAGGTTACGAGACCAACCTTCCCAATCACCTTCTTCATTAACAACATTCATTGCAGAAGTAACTCGATCTTTTCCATCTTTGCCTTTCTCAATTCGCTGACGAACAATAGCTCCGAAAGGATTGTCAGGATCATCCTTTAAAGCTTTCATTGCATCGTTTTTATTACCGGTATTACTTTTGTTCGTATTAAACATAAGATCTGTTCCAGCAGGCAGATCATCCTTGTACATGGCCATGCCTTTGAGATAGTGTGTTCCATTAACAGCAATACGAACTTGTGCATATCTAGCAGTACCTAGCGATACATCCTTGACGCCTGGCCGGACATAGATAACTCCATCTGCATCTGCGCCGCCGTCTTCTGCATATCGTATAGCGACGCGTTTGGAGCTAACATTGAGTGGTGGTTGGAGACCAAGAAAGGATCGGCCACCATCGTCTGAGAAATCCGTGATCTGCTTGATCTTACTTTTATCAGAAACAATGTCACGATAAGTAGTGCCAGGAGGCCCAAGTACTTTGACCAGAGTCTTATTGCCAGTACCCAATTGATCGATCTGGACGTTGTGGACTTCATAACCCTTCTCCTTCAACATAGCAACGGCAGTATCCAACTTGGTTCGACTAACACCAACATGATTCTCTACTCCGGAACCAATGTCGATAAAACCTTTCTCAGCTACTTGATCTTTGAGCATACTAGACGTAATCTCGAGAATATTGGTCTTATCCTTACGACCAGGCTCGAGCAGGCTACGGACGGAAGATTCATTGATACTCATACGTTCACCGATGGCTACATTCGAATAGCCCTTGTCTTTCAAACGTTGAGCATTAGCAATACTGGCCTGGCGTTGCTCTGTCTTAGCAATTGACTTTGCGGCACGTAGTTGAGTTGTAGTTATACCCATGCCACGAGCAATATCGGTTTCGCTAAGACCGTTCTTGCGCAAACCGTCAACCATACCCAAGAAACTATCATTGCTTGCGTGCTCTGGACCTCCGGAGCCCCACGGATAGCGACCAGAACGACGGAGTACACCATAATGGGCCAGGTAATCCTTCTCATCGATAACTGTCACGACAGTGCCTCCAATCGCATCTCAGTGATCCTCTTGTCGAACATGATGATCTTACTCATGATATGCGTGATGTCGTCTGGGTCAGCAATATAAACTCGAGCTTCATCATTCTGATAGATACGCATTTCGATCTCGATCTCCATAGGCTTGAATCTATACTCGAGACAGAAGAGAGCCGCGTATACTTCTAGCTGATGTTCTGATGTTGGAGATACACCAGTTTTAAGATCATGAATACGAAGCATGTTTCGTCTGAATGAGATAGCATCAGCAGTGCCAAAACAATTCTCAGAATAATAAAGAGTTTGTTCAGGACTCATTCGATAACCAATAGCATCATTAACATACATGTTCAAACTCTTCTGACTTTTAGGAAACTTAACACCTAATCGAATAGCCTGATGTGCTAGAGCATGTAGTTCGCTTCCGCGCTGCGCAGCCATAGCAGTTATGAATCGAGCTTCCAGTCTTTCGTCATCATAGTTAATCCAGTGATACACGCTTGGCGAGAGAAACGCGTGTTGGCCTACGCGATCTAAATGCTTGTTGAAGAGCATCCAACACCTCTCCTTCATTTTCGGGATAGATAAAAGCTGCGAAAGACATGTCGTTCAACCGATTAACATACCAATCTTGGTTCGGCTCAGAACGAGCATCCTCGGAAGCTTTAACTTCGAGTACTGCCCATCGATCTTCGTAGAGGATTGTTAGATCAGGCATACCCTGTATGTAATCTGTATCGTTCTTTAGAATTATACAGTCTGGGAAACGACGACGAATTCTCTTAATAAGCTCTGCCTGATAGTATCGCTCTAACATTTGCCCTCCTTTTTACGAAAACAAAATGGCTTTATCTCATCCCTTCTATTATATCCTGCGATTGCGACACTAGTTAATATCTACGAGATCATTCTTAACAAAACAGAATCGATATCCTCCTGGAAACACGGCCTCCTTATTGAATACGGCAACCACAATATCACCCTCTAATAAACCTAATTTTGTAGCGGCTTCCCATTGAGATGAATAAATTTCTTCTGTATCTTCGTCCATGATTGGGCGAGAAGGATAATTAGTTCTTGGACCATTTTTCATCTGCTGATGATACTTAACAACAAACCACCTTGGTCGCCACATCAAATTCTCTACACAATTATCTAAGCGATCACCATTAAGGTTTATTGGTGTATCAAAATGATCTGGATAATTATCTAGCTCTTCACGGTACCTAGGCAGAAACGCATTAGCAACCAAGAGAGCTACAGTACGACGATATTGTATCCGATCTTTAACAAATAAAACATGTGGAATACCATGTTGATTTACACTAGGTGTTTTAATACGATCAGTAATGTGATTGATAACACGACCCCTATTACTAATTCCATACTCTTCAAACTCGTAGATATCTTTCCATATCTCTTTTGGCATATTTTAACTCCTTTTATGTAGTTGGTAATACTTATAAAAAACTTTTGCATAAACCCTTGTTACCAGGTTATTGTTATATATCTAGATACCAAACTAAAGAATCAGTAACCAAGGTATAGTGAAAGTTTTTTTCAACCAACACCCTCTATGACAAAACGGGCGCGTTTTTAGCAAAGTCAATGTCCGATTTAGCCTCATTGAAACTTTCCTTGCAATTTAGGCTCCTCCAAATCACCTTGTCAATCCACGAACTAGATATTAAACAATAGTAATACAAAGTGGTATAAGGGGTATTCAATCTGTCTATTCTGCCGCGAGCCTGCTCGAAAGACTTATACGAGTACGTAAGAGAATAAAAGACCATAGCATCCGTAGCCGTACAATTCCAACCTTCCGCCCCCGATAGATATTGAACAAGGTACACCCAAGTCTCTCCCTTAGGAACCTCTTCATGCTTGTGACCGTTCCATTCAGCGACCATTACGCCAGTCTCTGACAGCTTCCGTAGCCTCTCCAACTCGTAGTCGAAGGTGTAAAATACAATCAATTTCGGATGACGCTTCATCAGGTTCTTGACAGCTTCTACCCGTGACGAATCTGAGTTTGCAATCTTGCGCATGACACGAAATAGATGAGCGATGTCCTTCTGCGGTTCGTTTAGATATGGATCCCATCGATTCTTCACCGACCTGTCAAATAGTTCTTTGTCGTACTCAACGTTTATAAAAACCTGTTTCCTTGTTGTATGTCGTTCGTACGGCATCTCCACAAGTATCTGATTCCGAATCCTTACAAGTTTTCCTACACCTACATAGCGTTCCACTTTCGGGAACTTCGTCCACGTACTGTAGACGACATGAGCCCTCTTGAATTCCGTTCGGTTTTTGTAATACCCATTTGCTACAAATACAGGAATGTAATCCAGCCATGTATCGCCCGGTGTGGCGGATAACAGAATCCACTGGTTTTGTGTAGCGATTCGTAAAAAGCTTTTCGTCCATGCGCCTGAGCCAACAAGTCTCTGCTCGTCGAAGATAAAGAACGCACCCTTCACGTCCTCGTAATTCTTCATGTTGTTCCACGAGTCCACCTCCATAACGCCGGCTACGGTAGCGTCCTTAGCCTTTCCAATACCGAAGCCAGCTGCTTCTTTCTCCCAATCAAGACTGTCCCGCTTCTTGGCAGTGGTTATCACATACAAGTTCTCGTACGTCTTCTCTTCTTTATTCAAATAATAAGCAAGAGCAACACGAGACTTCCCACTACCCACCCCACCGCAAAGGATGCTACCATTTCGTAGTTCTCCCAAAGCTTTCCTCTGATGGGGGTATAGTTCCGGACCCATAAGTTTGCCTTTCTCATCGGAAGTTCGGTCCCCAGAATCCCATGTTTATTGTCTGACGAATGCCTTTGCTTACTGGTCGTACCTCGTGCACTAGCCAAGAATTGAACACTACAATAGTTCCTCGAGCGTAAGGGACATCAAACGGATCTGGCCAATACCAAAACTGTAGACGACCACCCTCATAATCAGATGGATCACTAAGCATCAATACAGCACTAAGCTTTCGCATCTGACCAGGCACGACATCCATATGCTTTTGGTAGTTTCGACCAGGCGTGTAAGTTTGTAGGTAGGCTGCTGTGGATGTCAAATCATAATTCCAAAACGAATTGTTCATCCGTCGTACAAACTCAACCATTGGGTCGAGCACCCGATTCAACGGCCGTGAGCATTCACGAGTCAGAGCATTGCAATGCGGGAATTTGTAAGTAGGCTTATCCATATACTCGAAAAGAATATCATTGCATTCTTTATCACTCAACCAGCCTTCGCCAATTGCCGCGTAAGGCACATTACTAGGACACATATACATAGGCGTGTTGTGCTTTAGTTCTTCCATATCTTTAAGAGTTGGAAACGTAGTTAGGTTAGGCATTACTCCTCCAAAGTCATAGATATTAACTGCGAAAAACATAAGGTAAGATTGGGCAGTTTAACGCCTTGCCCAGGGCGGGTAGTGCTAGATCTCCTCCTCGAACCACCAGTCCTGCATATCATTCACCCCCTATAATTGTTGGGCAGTTTATCGTCTTACCCAGGACAGGTTCATTACTTCTTACGCTTCTTGTCCTTCTTCGGCTTTCTGCTATTTACCTTAGATCCAACTCCAAGCACTCCGAATACGGAAGCTATGAAGCCACCAACTATCTCGAGTGGAGTCAGGAAGAATAAACCCAGCATTACTCTACGGAATCCTCAGCAACAGCTCCGAAGAACTGGACCTTTTCGACCGTGCCCTCAACAATCCCAGCATTCACCGGAGGAACCGGTCCAGTGTAACCACTTCGAGGCTCCGGCTCCAACACATCCTCAATATCGGTCCGAGGCTCGTTGTTATCCAAGACGTTCTTAACTTCTGCGAATTCCTCGAGCTCGAAAGCATTGTTGAATGCCTTCTCCGTGTACACCTTGAAGCCCTTGTTAGCGTATAGAACCCAATCCCCGGCAAAGGCCTTGGTCTGCCGCTCGGTCAGTGGGCTGTGCACCCGA